CCTTTGGTTGGCGGAAATCACTTCGCATAGCACCCTCATATCGAGCATTGTTCAAATCAAGTTGATGTTGAACTCTGTCCTTTTTGCGATAGTTTAGGTATCTAAACGCAAGGTTGCTATTACCAATTTTCTCAATTTTATTCATCAAACTTCCTTATGGTGGAGGTGGGGGGATTTGCACCCCCGTCCAGAACACTTTTCTCTTTGCTTCATACAACAATAATTTTTCTACCCTTAGTATACCCTAAAGATAAAAACTTGTCAAGATCATCTTTACTGATCTTCTTATTTCCTAACTTACCTTAAAACAAATAAAAGTGTACTACAAAAAATGCAATCAGCAATACCGCTGCAATTATCTCATACGCTTTCATAAGTTATCCTCACAATTAAGCAGGCTGAATGTTGCTAGCCTGCTCACCTTTTTGACCCTGAGTCACTTCAAACCTTACACTCTGTCCTTCTTGTAGGCTCTTGAAGCCACTCGAATTAATCTGTGAAAAGTGTGCAAATAAGTCTGCGCCACCATCGTCCGGTGTAATAAAACCAAAACCTTTGGCGTCGTTAAACCATTTTACCTTTCCTGTTACCATTTTACTATTTTCCTTGTTTGTAAATTTATCGTGTGTGCATTTATTTATGAAACATTGTTCATAACTTTTAAATTAAGCAACATATTTTCAACTGTTAGTTTAGTAATAGTTGCCAACATTATTAACTTGTCATCATCAGTGTACACTTCTTTGTCAAACATGTCAAGTATTGTTGTGCCAATCATTCTAAATGCTTGTTCTTGTCCGACTGCAAGTTTGCCCCAATCTGTAGGATCACCTGCTTCTACTTCTGCTGCAATTTCTACCAATTGATCGAGTGTTATTTTTTTCATATATTAAAAACTGTTATTAAACCAACCAACTTTTTTACCTTCTGCAATACGTTGATCATAGGCTTCTACTGATCCAGGCCAGCGCCATGCCCATACAGCTACTAGGGCCATGAAGATACCTGTGCTTAGTATGCCAATGGGCTTAACTCCAGTGAACCACATAATGATCAAACTGGTGCTCATCATGGCCAGCATGAAGTATTTCATTTTGGTAGGAAACACACGTTTGGTATTCCAGTTGGTCAAGAATGGGCCAAACAGTTTGTGATTGTATAACCATCGATGCATACGCTCATTGCCCTTGCTGAAGCAATAGGCAGCAAACACTATAAAGATACTGTAAGGAATACCGGGAGTGATAACTCCAATGTAGGCCATGCCCAAACTTAAAAAGCCCAATATGTTCCAAAATAGTTTTTTCATATTACCCTGCACTTACATCACCACTTCCTGATGCTGCATGACCGCAGCTCGCAGCATCGCCGGCTCTACAGATTAAGATGCCATTGGCTGTGACTGTGCCACTGGATCCAGACATTGTTGGATTGCTATGTGATCCTCGTCCGTGTCCGGAAACTGCTGCGCCCTTAACGGCAATTGGGCTACCGTTTACAAGTACAGTTGGTGCAAGATTTCCTACAATTGTTCCACCTGCTGCATCTACTCCTACTCTGCTTATTCCTGGCATATGTGATCCTTAAAATGCTTTTGGTAAGGCATTTATCTTACTGATGTAATCAGAAATTCTTTTATTAGCTTTGTCTAAACTTTTTTCGGTCACTGCTGGACCATCTTTTAAAATTTCGCCACCTTCGATCAAAAATTTATAAGTTGATATAAAACTCAACAAGTCTAGAGGACTTATTATGTGAATTCCATTCCCGTTGGCAAGATCTAGCAGTTGTTTCTGGTGGGCTTCTATTTTAGCAATATTGGCTGATATTGTTTCCGAAGCATGTGCAATTCGTTCGTAGTATTTAGAATAGTCAATGACAAGGTTGCCAGATGTATCGTGATAAACAACATTGAGTGGATTTGAAGAATCCTCACCAACGATTGTTTCAGATAATATATGTTGTTGCAATGACATTTCTTATCCTTAGGCCAATGCTATGCCGGTTGTGCCCTGTACATACTGATTGGCAAATTCTTTATCAGACACTGCAACTACTGCGACTGCACTTTTGCTCAATTTGATATCTTTATCGGGACTCACGGTAAACAGGTAAGGCATCAATGCTGGGCCTTTAGGGCTCATGCCAATTACAGATGGCTTGGACAACTTGTAAAAATCCGTGCCTTCCTCAGCCAGTCGTGCAACCAGCTCTTCTCCGCTTGTTAGTTTTAGAGTGATAACTTCGCCTGCGCTTACGCCTTTATCGATTAACATTTATATTTTCCTATCAGTATCCATAACCGTTGAAACCAGTTTCATCGATATATTTTCTTAATTCTACAAAGCCGCCAATTGCATTACCATTAATGATAATTTGTGGCACTGTTCTAGCATTTGGCACAGCTTCTAACAGTTCTTCTTTTGTATACCCATCTCCAATTTTGCGTTCTTCAAATTGGACATTACGTTGCGTTAATAGTGCTTTTGCTTGATCGCAATAGGGGCAATTATACTTGCTCCAAATAATTACATTGCTCATTGTGTTTCCTTTCAACAGTATTATATAGCCGGCAGCTCGTCATAGTCGATATTTTCTCCCATGACACCTAGCACATAGTTAGTACTTTCGTTTTCTTGTAGGGCAGTTTGTTTCTTGCTGGTATCGCTGTGTTTGTTAAACCAAGGAATAGGAGTAGTCTTTGGTGCTGATGCTTGATACTTGACGCCAATCTGTTTGAGAGCATCTACTGCTGTGTAGTCCACAAAGTCACGTAGGATATTGGCATTGAGGCCAATCACTGGGCCCATCTTGAACAGATAATTAGCCCACTCTTTTTCTTCACGTATGACATCTGCGTACATGGCATAGACTTCTGCTTCACATTCTTGTTTGGCTCGAACAAATCTAGGATCTTCCTTGACTACCTGATTGATCAAATAGGCAGTCCAACCTTTATGTAGTAGTTCGTCCTGTAGGATCAAACTGATGATGTTGCCATTGCCAATAAAGATCTTGTTCTCTACCATGGCTAGACTTGTGGCGAAACTTACCATGAAGCGGAATGCTTCTAGTGCATAGCTGGCGTTTAGTGCCATCCAAATAGCCTTGATGTGTTCATGTTCATCAATTGTTTCTCCCACTTCTTTGCGACAGTTTACTAGATGTAATGCATCGTAATACTTGCCAACACTAGATGCCATGTCTACAATTTCTTTGGTGTCGTGGATGGTGTTGAACACATCCTTTGGCACGTTATAGATGTTGCGAATGATATGGCTGTAGCTCTTTGAGTGGATGTTGGTTTCGAAGAAGCCCCAGTTGTACATGAGTGCTTCTACTTCTGGTAATGAACACACTGGAGTAAACACCTGTGTTGGTCCTCGGCCTTGTAGGCTATCCAATGCTGTTTGGCGCAACAAGTTTGATGTAAAGATATGCTTGACTGCATCGCTGGCATCTTTAAAGTCGTTAGAGTCTTTGGTAAGGCTGACTTCTTCAGGTTGCCAAAAGAAACCACGTGCAGTTGCATCAAAGTCTGCAATTTTTTTGTATTTGACTTCTTCAAATCGTTGAATGGTCACTGGCCCTGCCGGGTCTAAAAACATTTTACGGCTTAGGTAGTCTGTCTTTGTGTTTAAGTTGTATTGTTGTTTACTCATTTAATATTTTCCTGATGCAAGTACTATCTTGCAAATGTGTTCTAATCTTTCAATATGCTCATAGGCTCGCCATGGGCTTGTGTCAATGGCAACAACACCGTGCCCTTTGATACCCACAATGTCAAAGGCAATAGTGCCGTCTTTTTGTAGCCATAGATTTTCGTGACAACGATCTGCTAATTCCTGACTAATAGGTGGGACATCTCCCACATTCTTAGCCACTTTTGTATAACGATTTAATTCTGGAAACGCATCGCTGACGGTGCTCAGGTCAATGCCGGCATGCATGGCGGCAATACAGTAAGTGGGATGAACATGTACTACTACACGAACTTCTCCTGCATGTTGCCCCATTTTTTTCTGTAGACCAAAATGCAGTGGTATCTCTCCACTAGGCTTTAGGTTGGCGCTAATGTCGCTGTATGGCAGCTCTGTCCAATTCCATCTATCAACTGGTTGATACATAATACCAATCTTTTTAAACTGGTCTGGTTGCAGTGTTTGTTTACGCACACCACTTGGTGTGATATAAAAATGATCACGGTCGTGGTGACGAATACTTACATTACCATCACGACTAGTGATCCAATTACGCTTATAAGCGTCTACCATAATATCGCAAATTGTTTCTAACATTATAGTTTACAGCTTTCGCAGTCC